TCAGATATTTTCGAACGCTCGACATACTTGTTTTTCATTGCGGCACCTCAGATTGAAGACTATATCTTCTCCCTGTCAGTGTCAAGTCCCAAAGATAATTGAAAGCCGCTCTCCTACAATATGGAGTGCGGCTTTTTGTGTGCATTCTACGGTCATCGCGGCGTGCCACTGGTCTTCCCGGCCTTCCAGGCCTCGACCGTGCGGGGAGAGACACCAAGCACCACAACAAGGCCCTTTTGGGTCAGGGCGTATTTCTGCTGCAGAACTACAATATCCCGCGCCTCAAACTGTGGCGCCGGCAGTTCCCGAACCACAGACCGGGCCTTACATTTGTCGCCTTGGTTATAATCAATGGCCTGCTGCAGGCTGGCTGTCAGTTCGTTGAAGCAATCCACGATTTCCCTCCTTCAGCAGGTTCTTAGGGCGAGCCTGCACTAGAACATCCCCGACGCCACGCTTGGCCCTTTCGGGCTCTGCTGATTTGTGGTCGCCATGCTCTACGGTTTTAGTTTCCCCTTATCCAAGACCTGCATGGTGGCACGCTCGAAGTCGCCCACATACTCCTGGTCCTGCTTGACACGGAACTCCGCATATTCACGCAGGGCATGAGCGTCCGCATCCTTTTTCGATACCCTCCCGGCATTTTGCAACTTGGGGTAGGCACTCAAATCGAGATAGCTGTCCATAATACCCAGCCATTCCTTCATGCCGGTGGGAATCTCACGCTCGGCCCTAGACTGGGCAATATCCAGGAAGGCCGTAACGGCCAACCGGAGCTTGTGCAGCTCGTCCGAATTCAGGTAGTTCTTGGCTGTGGTGACATCGGTACGCAGAACCTTTCCATCCGGCGAGGCCTTCCATGTGGTCAGGCCCATATGGGGCTCGTTCTTGTCGGCCCGCTCGACGATGAGCTCGGCGGCGGTGTGGCCGGTGATAGCGTAGTGCAACTTATTTTGGATGAAGGCGAAGAACTCCTGCACCAGCTCGTTGCGCCGGTCATAGTCGCTGGCCGTTGCGAAGATGTCCGTGACCTGGAGATAGAGGCGCCGCTCGCTAATCCGGATTTCGCGGATTTTCTCAAGCAGTTCGTTGAAGTAGTCCTTGCCGAAATGAGTGCCGTTCTTAAGGCGCTCCTCGTCCAGGGCAAAACCTTTAATCATGTAGTTTTTGAGCACCTCTGTCGCCCAGCGGCGGAAGGTCGTGGCCTGAGCTGAATTGACGCGGTAGCCCACCGAGATAATGGCATCGAGGTTGTAGAACTGGATTTCCCGAGACACCTCCCGGCTGCCCTCGATTTGAACTACTCGAAATTTTCGAGTAGTTGCGATTTCCTCAAGCTCCCCGCTCTTAAACACCTCTTGAAGGTGGTAGGTGATGGTATTGCTCTCCACATCAAACAGCTCGGCCATCTTCTTCTGCGTCAGCCAGATAGTTTCACCGGCATACATGACCTCGATGCTCACCTTGCCGTCGGGCGTGGTGAAAAACAGAAACTCGGCCTCTTGGGGAACCATGCTTTCGTTGTCCATATGCTATCCTTTCTTGCGCCGCCACGACAGGTCGTCTATTGTGGCGGCGACTGGTCTTCCTCATACTCCATAATATCCCCTGGCTGACAATTGAGATAGCGGCACAGACTTTCAATGGAGCGGGTGTCGATGTGTTTTTCTCCCATCCGCATTTTATCGAGCGTAGCGCCGCCTACGACATTATCTTTTCGTAAACGGTAGATGGTAATTCCCTTTGCCTCCATCAACCGAAACAGTTTGTCATACTTGATGGCCACTGCTTACACCTCCTTGTGGCACCCATTTTTACGACACCAGTATATCACACATTATGCCCTATGTATAGGGCGCATATTGCACAAGAGCATAGCCTAAAGATTGGTCATAATGTCAATTGTATATGCCCTAAAGATAGGCTATAATAGAACCATACCAAGGGAGCAGCGCCCGGTTGGAAACAATGGAGGTTGCATAAGCACGAACCGACACAAGCGCCGGGGCTGCACCCAAACTAAAGGAGGAACGAACATGAGCACCATCGAGATTGCCAGCAAGGCCCGAGAGTACAAGGAGCTCCAAATCTTCATCAAGCAGCTTCAGGACGAGGCCGAGGCCATCAAGGGGGAGATTACCGCCGAGATGGAGGCCAGAGGCACTGACACCCTTCAGGCCGACATCTTCACTGTGAAGCTGTCCGAGTACCAGAGCAGCCGGGTGGACACCAAGGCCCTCAAGGAGACCATGCCCGAGCTGGCCCAGCGCTTCACCCAGACCACCACGGCGCGGCGCTTCTCGGTGGCATAGGAAAAGCCCTTGCATCAACCGCCGACAAGCAACGATGCAAGAGCCCCTAACGCCGCCACGGGGGCGGGTGTGAGACCAGTATACCGCATCCGCCCCTAAAAATCAAATACAAGGAAGGCTAAAGTATGAACAACATCAATATCACGCGCAAAACGCTGGACGCTTTTGAGGTTACCCTTGTCGAACTGGATGCGATTCTTGACTGCTGCGGCCTCGTCATTAGCTCGTACATCGGCGAAGCCTCTCGCCTTCATGACCCCAGCTTGCTCGTGTATGAAGGCGCTTTCAATTTCTTGCTCAAGGCGCTGAGAGGCATCCAGAATGAGGGGCACAGCACTTTTAACAAGCTTTTTGATGCCCACTGTGGCGGCACGAAGAATGCGGCCTGCGATTAGTCACCCTTCTTGGCGCCCCGGCATGACCTCTTCTTATAGCCACACTTTCTACGTTCTCTCAAAAAGCGAAGCCCTCTTTCTGGCTGTACCGCAGAAAGAGGGCTTTGCTTTTTGCATATGTAGTTTTATTCGGGAACTCCGTCCGATAGCGTCAGACCTATGGGGCCAACAAGTCGCGCTCCAAAGTGTGAAATGCCCCTGAGTGCGGCAACACTCATCGTCTGAATGAAATCCAGCTCCCTGCGGTTATTTCATCTTGGTCAGCATATACTCCAGATCTGCAACAATCTCCTCTTTGCGTTTCCACGTGTTGCAACGGCTCGTTTTGGCTCGTTTTCGAGTCCGACAACAAATTACCCTCCGAGAGCCTCAAACGCTTCCTGAGCGCGAAAAAGCCCTCCCACGGCAGCCGGGCCGTGGAAGAGCTTTCTGAATAATGTCAACCTCGTGGTATAGGAGCAACGGCAAAATCCATCGCACCCATGTATTCCTTACTTATTCACTAATCGCTGTGCTGGTGCCCCAACCTTCTACGCATCTCCCGTGATATGCTATCAACTTTTTCCAGTGCTTCTGCCCGCGAAAGGACTGTAACGACAGTGTGATTTCTGATATATTCGGCAATAAACTTTGCATCACCATCATCTGATAGAAAAATGTCGTATCCGAAAAGCAGGCACATTGCCACGGAGTGCATTTCCCCCAAGCTCTCTCTTCGGGCCCAGTGGGTAAACACATCATATGTATAGGGCCGACCATGTAGCTTAATGTAACATTGCTGAACTATATTTGCATAATAGTCGCGTTTGGCAGAGGATAGAGAATCAACAAAATCATGCTCAATAACCACTCTTTCAGAGAATAGCTTTGTCACAATATCCTTGCAGTTTATGAGCTCCGCACGTTTGACAATGGCGTTCATATATGGACGATATCCTGCTCCATCAAAAAAGTTAACAATTGCATCAAAAAGCTGGGGCACGCCCCTCGTTTCAGTTAAGTGCAACAGAAAATCCGTATCAACAGCCGCTATCCTTCTCGTCGTTTCCGGCATTATCTTTATCCTCTGATATCTCTACTTTTTCGGCCATGCCTGCCATGTCAGCTGGAGTAGGTTCAATTTCAAAGGCCTCCAGCATTTTATCTATTACAGCTTTACTCACGCTCTGACGCTCGGCGGCAGCAAGGAGTAATTTTGGCAAATCGTTAATCCACTTTTTGTTGGTAGGTTTAAGCAGTTTGTCAAAACCGTTGGACTTTATGCGGCCCATATAAAAATTCCCAATGACTTCTCCCTGATCAGTGTCATCCTGCACCAAAAACTGTGCAGATTCCTCTTTGATTACCCCAAGCTCAAATAATCTATAGACTACAGCTTTGTACGGAACAAAGAACTCTTGCATAAGGAAAGTGATGATATCAATGAGGTCCGCAAAGGACAACGCCCCATTTTCGCCGCCCTGCTTTTCACGAATGCCATCATGCAAAAGCGTTTTAAAATGTTTCTGTGGCATAAGCAACTCGGCAGCAAACCGGTTCATAATATGCTCCTCGTTGCCCTCGGTGTTCGGGTCAAAATTCGGACACGCGTTTCGCACATATTCATCTAGTTTTTTAATATGGCCAAGTTCATGGGCGGCCGCAAAAATTTGTTTCTCGTGATGTTTTGCAGTATTGATGAAAACGAAGTCTTTTTGAACCCCAAGAACATTGTAGCCCGAAGCCAAAAATGCATTATTCTCCTCGTCTTTAAGTGGATAATAAACTACAATGCTCTCTTCCTCCAAAATAGATATAACATCTTCCCGGAGCAAATTGTTTACATACTGCGGCCCAATTTTTTTTCGAAACTCAATCACAAAACTAACTATGGCCTCAACAACATTTTCGGGCAATGCCACAAAATCCATAAGAATCTCCCTATAAAGCAAAATAGGCAAAGTTGCCTTTGCCTATTTTTATTCTCCGACTGCTTCGCATATATCAATGTATGTGTCGATGAAGTCTAGAATCTTTTCACGGTTATCCTTCTCCTTAAAGGTGGCCATACAGTGCACGAAGTCCGTGTCATAGGCCGTGTTATCACCATGCACGATGTTCTCTGGCGAAACTAGCAGCAGTGTGGCAAGAAGCTCAATTTGCGGATATGACAGCATCAACCTGCCTTTAAAGAGCGCCGAGATTTTTTCCGCGCTGCAGCCAATTCCATTTGCAAGCTCCTCGCCGGTTATTTGGAGCTCTTTCGCCTTGGTCGCGACAAAATGACCCATTCTTCTAAACTCTTTCACGCCCTCACCTCCAAAGCATATATTCCATACATATGAGCGCAATAAACAACTGGGCACTTATATTATCGGAAATTTACTTCACAATATGAGAACTTCCCGTTCAGTAATTTTAACAAAAGGGTTGCGACTAGTCAACGCTTTTGGGAAATTTAATAATTTGACTAATACTAGAGCCCCATTCCCTCGTGTTGCAACAACTCGCCATGCCGCGATTATATGCCTAGCAGCAATATACCATCCAAGGGCTGAAAACCTCTCTTGGGCACAGGAAGAGCCCTTTCGCTAAACAATGGTAGCACGAATTCTATTGCACAGCTTTATTCCGAGTTCCTCAAGGGTTTTCCAACGGATGCAGTTTATCTGCTCAACATCGAAATGAATCTTGTGCTTAGGAGCGCCGATCTCATCCTTTTCGTCTAACCAGTTCTGATTGCAAATGTAGATGACCGCTTTACCCAGACCCTTGGCATAACCGGCCTCCCAATATGCGCCGTTGTTGTTGTGAGTCAGGTCGGCGATCAGAAAGCGACTGGTCTTGATTTCGGCAATCATGTAATCGGTGATATATTCATTATGTTCTTTCTGGTCGACAGTGAATGCTGTGAGACCGCAAGCCTCTTTGACTGCTGGTATGATGGCCTCATCTCGAACCATCGTGTAGTGAAATGGATAGCCTTCCGCCTGCCGGAATTGCGTAGCAACGAACACCTTGCTGGAGGCGCTTGCAGTCTGTAGCAAACTCTCTGCATGGGTAATTCCTTCCACCGTCAACCTGAAACGCATTTCATCTAGCCTTGGAGCTTTCAAATCAGTGAGCTGACCTGCATCTTTCAGCGCATACACAATCGCCCGAATCTCATCAGGAAATTTCGTGTAAGCAATTGCATAGTCATCCCCAGGCTTGAGTATATGGGTTTTCCCTAAGACATTGCTATGGCGATAAAAGTGGAGCAGCACTTTATCAAGCTTTTGGGAAATTGTATGCGGAATGAGATGGTTATCAAAAATGTGCTCATAATTTTCATTTGTTATGCGCTCCGGGCAGCGATTTTGGTTATTTAATTCACGAATGTATCCCGCTGCAAGCTCCCATTGTGCATGTGCTTCGGGGTGGTCATCATAAGCTTCTTGGGTAATCGCATAGTTCCCGCATCGAGGGCACGAAAAAAGGTGAATGTCTGTACTATAGTCCACCTTGACCGGGCTTGGATGATGACAAAACACACACGCTTTATTTGAATTTTCGGTTTGCATATAGCTTCCCTCCCCCATTTTCAGTCATGCTTATTATACCACAGGCACTAAAATAACTACACCGTGGTTGGCAATAAAAACGTGACTGGCATGCATTGTGGGCATAGATCTATCCCTGCCGTTTCAAAAATGCGGCACGACGCTCATTCTGGAGCCAAGCCACAGCCTTTCCCTGCTCTCGAAGAAGCTCAGCCAGCAATCCGGCCACATGAGCTATGGCCGTGTCTCCTATATCCTCAGAGCTCGCCGCCGCCTGAATCAGGGCCGCCACGGCTGCCAGTTGCTCGGCGCGAGCCAGCGTGTGCTCATAGAGGTCGCAGGCGGCAATGTAGTCTTTATCAAGCGTCATCGCCGCCACCGTCCTCATCCATCGAGGCCAGATAAACCTTAGTGATAGCATCCCGCTCGTGGCCGAGCCATTGAGAGACCTGCTTCCGGGCCTCGAAGGCTGTGTGTCCGGCGCCGATGAGCTCAGCATACCGCTCGGCGGCGTAGGTGTGCCGCAGGCCGTGTACGGTCATCCTGACGGCACAGAACCGGCCCCGCAGGCTGTCACTCTGGTGATAGACGAACTGCTCAAGCTGCTGCATGAGGGCATCGGTGCGGACATCGTCCGGCACAAAGAGCTTAGCCCCGCGCCGGGTGAGGGCCAGCCGCGCATCCAGAATGGCGACAGCGGCTTCGTTTGCCGGGATATCCCGAACCTTCCCACCCTTACCCTTGATGGTGAGAACGCTCCGACGAACTGCGCCGGCCGCTGTGGCGGTGTCCAGCCGAGCGCATTCGTGAAGGCGCAGGCCGGTGTGGCGGATGAGGGTCAGCATGTGGGAGAAATCCTCACGCCCTGCCTCCATGGCGTGGCGGCACACGACCTCCAGCTCCTCGCTGGACCAGGTACGGTCAACACCCCCGAAGCAACGCCGCTCCAGGTCGAGCTCGTGGTTCGAGGGGAGCTTGAACCGGGCCATGGGAATCAGGTCGTGGAACAGCCGGATGGCCGACAGCTCGGTTTTGATGTAGGCCGCCGACCGATTCCGGCTCTGGAGGTGGCCGACATAGGCGAAAATGTGTTTCGGCCCCACGTTGGCCAGCTTTTCAAGCCTGAAATAATCAGCGAGGAAAGCGCAGAACCGCTTCATGGCATCGTAGTACCGGCTCCGGGTTTTGTAGCTGCCGTGCCGATTGTGACGATGCAGCTTGTCCAGCTGTGCGAGCAGGGTCATATAGATGCCGAGGTTGTTTACAGAAATCATCACGTGCCTCTTTCCGGACGGATCTGCCGACAAGGCGCAGCTATCCCAGGGGATGGGCGCGTGTTTCTATCGGTTTTCCACCCGGGAGCGTAGCCGTTCACGCTTTCGCGGAGGCTTCAACCCTTGAGGCGAAAGGACTTCCGACAGCAATACGCCTGTCTATACAAATCCGTCTCTATTTGATTTTTTTGTCAGTTTAGTAGTTACGCCGCGTGGGGGCCGTGCAGGCCCACCCTCGCCGGGGTCGCGGCAGACACCGACCGCCGAGGCGGCTGCGGGGGAGTCCGCAGGTGTCGTGGCGGCGGCCATCAGCAAGGTACCGCCCTCTATGTTAAATAAGCCTGTGGTGCTGAGCATGGCGCGAGCCATGGCCGCAGGCCGAAGCGTGTGCCAACGCTTCTTGACGACTGTTCTCCAAGCACCCTGCCGCCGTCCAAAGCAGGTGGAGGTTCCTTGCACCGAAGCCGGTGCATAAGGCATTCTTTTCTGATTCATACACAGTCCTCACAATCGTTTTCTCGCATTCCGGGCTGGCAAGGATACCGGAAGGGCCGGGCGGGATGTATCCGGCTTGAGATAAAAATGGATGCACAAAGGACATGGGAACTCAATCCCATGTCCTGGTTGATTGGTTATTCACTTGAAAATCTCTTGTTTCGACCCGATTTGGGCGCACTGCGCCCTGAAACGGGTTCATTCATACACTCGATGTCTCGCCGCTCTATTCCCGCCCGCCCGGCCCATCGCATTCGCCGGGAAGATAGAGCAGCCAGCCAGATTGGTGATTCGCCCGCCCCGGTGAGGGTGGCTGCAAGGCGTCCGGTCTGGCTCGACCACCCTGCGTAATCTCAGTAGCGAACTGCAATAAAACTCTCATACTTTTCGGGAGAAATCCCGTCAAGGTCTCGGCCGCCTTCAGCGGTGCGTGTTCCGAGCCTTGATTTTATCGCTTTAAGCGATAGCAATGCGATGTTGCGCAAAGCGCAACTCGACGCTTTTCGTTCGCTTTGCGCGAAAAGCAAACCTCTCAGCGCAGCTTCGCCCGGGAATCCTCCCGCTGCCGTGTTCGCTCCGGCCGGTCATCGAAACCTGCGGTTATAGGTCATGGTGCGCGCCGCCACGAATCACTGTCCGCCTGCGGGGCCCCATGTCCTTCCAGTTTGGTGAGTCAAATCTGGTAAAACCTATAATGCTACCATGATACCATGTGGCGGCGTGGGTGTAAAGGTAGAAACGGAAATTTTACTTTCAGCCCGGATTTTATAAATGCGGCCATCGTCATGCGAAGCCCGCAGAACAATCCAGCTGTTATCCTCTCAGGAAATGGTTGGGTGTTTCTCTTTCCGCGCTGGGGATGTGCCAAATACTCACCATTTCTCCGATGAAGTAGGGTGCCGTATCTTCAGAGTAGATTAGGGACTCCAGCCCGGCCTCAAGGTCAAGCTGAAACTGTTTCCCGATAACAACTTGCTTGAGGAAGTCGATGCGCAGGCGCTCCATCAGGCCCAGCAGCGCAAGCGCACCGGCCTCCTCATCCTCATCGTTGTAGATGCAGAAGACTGACCGAATCACGGCCTGGGCGGCCGCGCGCTGGCCCTGAGGCTGGGTGTCCTTGCCGGTGATAACCTGGTGGATGATGTACGGTGCCGCCTTTTGGGCCGCAGTGCTTTTCACAAGGCGCATGGTATACACCCGTGCAGCGCGGTCGGCGGGCGGCCCGGTGTCCTCTTTCTGCTGGCGCACCGGCAAGAGCAGGTCGCGGGTAGACACCTCGGTAAAAGCTTTTAGCTGCTTAAGCAGAATCACTCTTGTCATTGGCTACTTCCCCCACCCGTTCAGGATGCGGGTGATTTCATGCTCCATTCTTTTATCGAATGTCTCTATGGCCTTTTCTGATATTTCTTCCAAGACCTCAGTTTTTGCGAGCATTTGTGTATAAGACGAGCCCATTATCTCGCTGATAGCATCACCGCCTGTGCGAGAGATACCGCCATTTCTTTCGAATATGCCAGTGTGGCCGTTTTTCATCATTGCAACGAAGACATGCTCAAACCGTGTCTGGCCAGTGCTGCGAAGCTGATGGGCAGAGGCCGCCATGCTCGGGTTGACGGTGCGCCAACCTCCATGAATGATTGCATGGACGGTGCGACTGCGATCTTTTGTCGGATATTTGGGGGAACTGTCATAGCGGAAGAGCGGGATTTTATTGCCCGCAAATTGAATTACGCCAACCACACCATCGGGGGATGACTGCTGCCTGCTCCTCACATAAACATTGCCTCTGAGGTTGTTGATTGATATGGCATAGACACTGCTTATCGCCCGACTGGATTGCGAGCGCACGGTGCTCGTTGTTCGTGCAATGGCGCTTTTTAAAGCCTTACTCATTCCGTCCGGGATTCCGGCTAAGAGCTTGGTCGCGCGGTCGAGCTTGTCGCTGTCGATGGTCAGTCGGATATCACTCATCCCCTACACCGTCTTTCGTAGTCCTTTTCAGTTGCCTATACCTTTCGCCATCTGTCCTAGTCTGAGCCTCCAAGGCCTCACGACTGCCAGAGATCATTTTGCTGGGGGATGCCCTCGTGACTATGACACTGGCAGCCCCGGACGCAGCGGCCAGCAGTTTTTCGATAATGCTCATTCTTTAGTTCCTCCCTCGCGGCTCTCCTCCTCGGCCCCAAAGGTCGCCGTTATAGTTACTGCCACCCACACAGATGCGCATTCACTCCCCAAAAATGTAACGAAATAGCCTTTTTTTTGCCCGCCAACTGGGTGTCATTTGGGGCTCGAAGCCCCGCAGCATGGCGGGGAGCCCCACCGCAGTACCTTTCCGGTTTGGGCCTGCTCCATCTCCCACAAAGCCTCCCGGCACGCCTACGCACACCATGCCCCTATCGTATCCATTTGCGTTTGCAGGGCGTAGACGGCACAAATGCAGCCATAGGGCTATTTCATTGGCTGCACCCTGTTCCCCGCGCTGTGAGCTGTTGCAACGCCAGCAAAGGCATGCTGCTTATCCCTGTGGGGATGTAAGGCCGCTTAGACGCAATCGTCCCTGGCACAGCCATGTACACGTTGCTCTTATTCTGTTTCGGCGGGCCCTTTGTCGTCATGTGCCTGCATAGCATGGAGGCTTCTCTGGCATCCCTTGCGACAAGCCTCCTCACTCATGCCTATGATGCCGGAAACTTCCACCCAGGAAAGCCCCTTGATGTAGTGCATACGCAGACAGGTTCGGTGCACGGCGTCAGGTATCAAGGCAATATATGACTCAGCCTCTTTCGCTCGGGCATCGAGCTCGGCCTTTAGCGTGAGGACGCTTGAACGTAATTCGTCGATTTCATCCCCAATATCCAGGATGCTATGGCCTGCAGGTTCGCGAGTCGCCGCAAGGGCGTCCCGATATCTTTCGAGTGCGGCTATTATCTGCTGGTGCTTATTTATGTTGGCGGCCAGCTTATGGATCTCAGCAAGCTCAGCGATTCTCATATGGACTCCTCCCCGATATTCGAGCCTTTGCTTGAATTGGTACCGCAAGATAGGGTGCCTGCGCTTTTACGCCTCGATTTCAACCGCTTATGCATCCACCCCTCGGCAAGTTGTTCACGCTTGAGGACTATTTTCTCCACAGCGCTAGTCCACGATGAGGAGAATGACTCGAAGCCGACCCGGATGTGATAGTTTGTATGGCGCTCTACAAACTGGCTTAGTCCATTGATGTCGCGGTTTTGATATAGGTTGAAAAGCGCTCGCCGCTCATGCTGTTGGATATTAGCACGCGTGCAGCCGTGCTCCTCCGCGATGGCTTCAAGTGTTCGACCTTCGTAATACCGCTGTCGGACAACCACCTGCTGCCGCTCGGGAAGCTCCGCGATACACTGCTCCAGCGCCCCGTGTAGCTGCTGCAGATAGACGACCTCACAAACGGAATCCTCCAGGTTGTCCTCGCCGGAAATAAGCACTGAGGACAAAGCGTCCAGAAAGGTGCCGCCACCATCGCTCATCGGCTTGTCCAGAGGCAGCGAAATGTTCAGGGCATCATGCTGCTGCTTGGGCCGCCTTACGCCGGTGGCTTCTGCGAAATGACTGCGAAGCAGCATTTTGAGATAGCTGAGAAACTTCCATTCCTTGGAGGCATCGAAGTACCGCACGGCATCCAGCATGCCCAGGTAGCCGGCCTGAATCAAATCATCTACCTCACAGCCGTTGGCGTGCCCTCGTGCCTGAACGGCAGCGGCATGATAGCCACGGGCCTTCATCACGATGAACCGCTGAACCTGCCCCCAAAGCTCTGCACATAGTTCCTTGTTCCCCTGCTGTATTTGAACGGCCAATTCCTCGTTCGTCACCCGCTTTGACACCTCCACTCTACAGTGTTATGATAGAATAACTAACAGAGGTGTGGCGGGAACTGGGCCGTCCCTCACCGGTATTTGAATGACGCTCGGTGCTGGCCGGGCGTCATTCTTTTATTGCCGAATAGTGATTGAACCTGGCAATAGCGGGGCGTCCTATTGCTCGATGCTCCAACGGCCGGTCACAATACTATTCCTCGACCCTTGCTGCCTGGATTATTATGGCCATATTCTGCTCGGAAAGCGGCCTCCTTTTCGACTGCTTCAAGCTCTTTGATGATGCCTTCGACGATGCGGCAAAGCTCAGTGGCGGCACCTTTGCACGCCTAAAAATATCCGGCTTTGCCGGGTTTTCTGTCACATGCCAAGACGCCGAGCGACCTCATCCACGGTGTAGAGCCATGCTATATGGGCATCAAACCCCGGGATGATGTGGCAAAATATACTTAAATCCGCAAGCTCACGCTTGACCGCCTCGTAGACTCTGTATTTTTCTGACCCCGGAACCACAGGGGGAAGCGCGTCCAAAATCTGCGCAATGCGAGGCTCCAGCTTGCAAATGTGTCTGAGCGTCATGTGGCTATCACCTCCTGATGCAGGTCGTCATCGTCCAGCGGTACGAACTCCCCCTTATCGGGCAGGGCCAGATTGCGAAATCTCTGCCGCGAGCCTTCCCAGATAAGCGGGATTGTGCTCGTGCGGCCATGTCGGTTTTTAGCCACAATGAGATTCGCCTGGGCTTGATCAGCGTCCTCGTCATTGGCGGCATAATACGCCGGACGGTCAATGAATAGCACGATATCAGCATCCTGTTCGATGGAGCCCGACTCCCGCAGGTCGGACAGCATGGGGCGCTTATTGGGCCTGGCCATAACCGAGCGGTTGAGCTGGGCAAGGGCCAAAACCGGAACGGCGAGATCTTTGGCCAACCCCTTGAGCGAGCGCGAGATATCGTCTACGGCCTCACGCCGATTATTATGCTTGCCGGTGGCGGCGATGAGGCCCAAGTGGTCAACAACGACCAACGCGGGCTTTTCGATACGGCAGATGCGGAGCATGTCGGCCACGTTGAGCCGGGGGCTGTCTACAATCCCGATGCTCAGGTTCTTCATCGCACTCGCCGCAGGTGCTATCCTTGACCAGTCTGCGTCTGACAGTTTGCCCGAGCGGATGCGCGAAAAGCTGACATCCGCCTCGGCGGCCAAGACGCGCTCCATGAGTTCGGTCGAGCCCATCTCCAGCGAGAAGAATAACACCCGCTGGTGTGCCTCTCTGGCCGTTGCAACGGCCAAATTGAGGGCCATGGCGCTCTTCCCCATACCGGCCCGAGCAGCCAGAATGATGAGATTGCCAGGCTGTAATCCCCCGGTAAAGTAATCGAGACCCCTATAGCCGGTTGGCAGCCCTGTAACTCCGCTTCCGTTGTCGGCGCGTTGCTCCAAGCCGGCATATAGCCGCTTGGTTGCTGCTGTCATTGAAAGCACCTGGGAACCATTCTGCATTTGACCCAGCTCCTGAATCGACTGAGCCAGCGCCTGGATATCCTGGAGGGATGCGCCCTCACCGGCCAGCTTGGCAGCCTCCGCAGCAGCGGCCTGAGCGGTGCGGAGCAGAGATTGATGCTGCACCAAGTCTGCGTATACAGCCACATTGGCCGCGGATGGAGTGGCCTCGATGAGGGCCAGAACATATCGGGAAGCATCGCCGGAATCCTCGGATTCCTTCGGCAAGCGGTTTGCAATGCTAATGGGGTCGATTGTCTGCCCAGCAATGAAGTCGCCATCGATGAGCCGGAAAGTGACTTGGTGCAGCGCGACGGAAAAATCGATAGCATTGAGCTTCGCAAGCACCTCCGGGATGCAGGAAGGATCGAGGAGCATCGAACCCAGAAGGGCTTGCTCCGCCGCCACATTAGCAGGCACTCGGACACCGTACAGGTCGAGCTTATCCATGAGGTTCACCACCCTCCGTCAGCATTGCTGCGCTGTTCCCGGCAGATAGGCCTTCAAGGCGAGGGAGACGCTCTCGCTCCAGCTGCTCGGCAGCCCCCTTGAGGAAGGCACGCCGTATGTAGGCACTGCCATCCACCGACACGGCCCACCAACCTCCTGCGGCAATAACCCCGGCCCGGCAAGCAGGGCTCATGTGTTCAAGGGCCAGTTTTTCCTCATCGGCGGCCGCGATACCCGCCTGGAGTAGCCGCTGAAGCTCATGCCATATGCCCTCAATGGAGGCCTGGGCCGGAGCGGCCACGGCATCTACCAGAGCGCGAATCTCCGCGATGGTCGGCACGTACTTACTGCTTTGGATGTGGGCCTTGGCCGCCGCTAATACCATGGCGGCATCATCATTTGCAAAAGCCCCTGCCCAAAGCTGGGCCGTTTCCGCAATGGCGGCTTCGAGACTGGCATCCATGGGTGACGCCTCCATGAAACGCGGATAAGCCCGGCGCAACAGATTCAGGATAACCAGAGCTTCACTGACTTGCATCAACCACAGCCTCCTTCGTTCGAGCTGCATCAATCAGCTTTTGCATCATCCCGCTTTGTGGCCGCGGGTCTGGCTGGTTTAAGTAGCCCTCGAACTTCGGGCCAAAGAGGGTTTCGGGTCGCAAGTAAGGTGCCATGTCGGGGCGGTTGGCCCACTCGGTAGCCTTTTTGGTGATGACGACCTTGAAGTCCTCAAGGGTAAAGCCGTCCTTCAAGCGAGCGTTAATAAACGAGATGGTTTTCTTGCTTGAGGCCCTATAGCTGGTGCCGATGGTTAGGTTGAGAAAAGCAACTATTTCTTCCGCAAGAGCCGGTTTTTCAGTTACTACCCGACAAGGGTCTTTAGACCCTATATCTTTTCTCTTCTCTATCTTTACTCTACTCTGTGGGGTTTCCGCGACGGATTGGTCTGTTTCTTTGAGTTTCCGTCCCGGAAACTCTTCCAAAAGGGGCTTTTCCGGCCCGGAAACTGACCGTTTGCCATAAAGGGGAGAAAGGTTGTCAACCAAACCCTGGCACCAAATAATCTGCCTTTTCTCCCACAAATCCCGGTCGATTTTCCCAAGGTCAACCAGAGCAGAAAGGATGGCGTCAACCACTTCTTCCTCTATGCGAGCATATGCTACGAGATAACGCTTGTTGCCGCGCTCACTGCAGTCGTAAGCATGGCCGTCCGCTTTGCACAACACCTCCAGCAGCTTAAACCAAAAAGCATAACCGTCGTTGCCCCAACCGTCCTCAAGCACAAACTTGGTGCGGCTATCCGCCACATAATGGGGAAAATACTCTGCCGTGTTTTTCCGTGGCCGTGCCATCGCCGCCACCTCCTGACATAACTTGAGGGAAGCCAGGGGGTATGGTACCCCCGGCCGGGGTTCTACGAAATCCGAAAATCCGCCGCTACATCTCCGCGGGCTTGTGCGAAGGGGAAAAGAGGGTATCCACCTTTGTCCCCAATGCCTGGGCCAGCCTGAGCAGATCCTTCGACATAGCAACTTTTGCAGTTCCCGCTTCCATCGAAACAATTTGGTCGAGGGTTAAGCCGCTCGCTGTGGCCAGCTGCTCTTGGCTCATCTTCTGGGCGACACGAAATTCAGCAATGCGGTTGGAGAGGTGCGTCATTTCTGCCCCCTCTGCGGCAGCCGAATGGAGCTCGCGCAGGTCATTGGTGAGCTTCACAACGTAGTCAATCAAAATCCTGGCCCGCATCTGAGCCCCGCTATAGCGCAACATGAGGCGCTGAATATCCTCCTGCGAGCCCGAAAAATCTCTGTCGAAATACTCTTCAAAAAGCTCGTTGAGAAGAAAGGTGGCGTTCTCAGCATCGTGGAGCATATAGCTGGTTTGGTCAGAGAGCTCATAGGCGGCCCGCTTCTCTTTGTTGGTCAAACTCGGTGTCTTCATAGTGCATCCTCCAAAAAATTATTCAGAACGGCCAGAGGCCGAAGCTGCTTGACATGGAGGGCAGCCTATGCTAGGACGAAGCCACAAGCTGCCCTTGGGGCGGTGAACAGAGAGTCACATCCAGCTTTTACAGGGCGGGGATGGGCTCTTATTTTTACGCCAGCGGGCCGTACATAGTCCGCAGACCATTGGCGAACATAGGCTAAACAGAAATGCCCGCACGACGGCAGCCATCCACATACTCGGCGAACTTTGCTGCGAGCACACCGCCGATATCACGGCACAGGTCGAGCTCACACTGTGCCAAGCCCGACTTGGCATCGATGGACTCGGGCTCGACCTTGATATACAAAGGCACCGAAGGCAGGAAGTCCCCGGTGGCCGGGTCGCGAAGGGCCGTAACCCCGACTTGGACAAAATGCTCGCCTGATATAGATTTTTCGGCCATGGGGTTCCCCTCCTTTCCGGTTTTCTGCATTTGCGCAGAATGCTCAGCAAAAAAAATATCTTGTGGTGCTACGTTGTAATACTCACAAAACCGCTGGATTTCTGCTCGGTAAAAGTCACTCTTCCCATTCATCTTCCGAAAAAGTGTAGCCGGATTCATGCCCATGATTTTGGCGGCATCCGCTCGGGTTTCACCCTTAAGCGCTATAGCTGCGTTGAATCTTCTCTCGTTAAGCATTTCATCCCCCTTTTCTGCGTCTACGCAATACTCTTATGCAAGTATACTAGCACCGTTCATTGCCGCTGTCAACATAAATGCAGAAAAATGTTGCGTGAACGCAATTTGTACGATATACTCTCAAATAGAGGTGCTATTTATGGATTATGCAGACTTGTCTTTTGGCGAACGAATAAAGCTCTTGAGAATTAGACGGGGTCTTACCCTAGAGGAGCTAGCAAGAAAAATCAATGTAAGCAATGCAACAGTCAGCCGCTGGGAGACTGGCCAAATATCAAACTTCAAGACGGACAAGCTTCTCCCTCTTGCCGGAGCATTAGATACCTCATTTTCATATCTTCTTGGGTTGACCGATAATCCCGATGACGATGACAATGGCTTTAATGCTAATTCTTTGGATTTGGCTTTCCAAGAGTATGCGAAAAGAATGGATGCACTTCGCATCAGCCAGGAGCTGGAAGAAGGAATTCATCGGCTTTCACTTCCTGATGAGAAATTACATATGGCTATTTGTGAAGCAGAGAATCAGTTGCTTGATACTGTTCATCAAATATGCGGAATGCCTGAAATGACCATTTCAGAAGATTTCTTGAATGGAACACTTTGGGAAAAATGGAACCCACAGAAAATTGAGCTTGTGCGAAAATTCATTGAGGACTGCCGGCCTGCATTGCAAAAGCTAATTACCACTCTATTGGACTCATAAGTGGGTGACAGTACATAAAGCCCACGAATTCGCAAGAATCTTCACAAGTTACGCTAAGGTGGTGTCGCTTTGACCGTAACAGCAAATGCCGTCATATACGCCCGATACTCCTCCCACACCCAGCAGGAACAGAGCATCGAGGGACAACTTCGGGACTGCTATGCCTACGCAGAGCGAGAGGGCCTGAAGATTGTAGGCGAATATATCGACCGCGCCATCTCGGGCCGCAGCGATGACAGGCCCGACTTCCAACGGATGATTACCGATGCCGGCAAGAAGCAGTTCTCCCTGGTCATTGTCTGGAAGCTTGATAGATTCTGCGTAATTTCAATACCACTAGGCAAAATAAAAAAGACAATCAAGGCCGTGGTGCGCCAAATCCAATATTTACGCCTTTCGCTCTCAACTCTTTAATCCATTCGTGTATGTCCGTCTCTCTTCTTGGTTCGTGGTCCATATCATCACGGCAAGCCGCGCATATAACCCTAATCCATCTTTCTCCACAAAGTTACCTTCCTCAAGCTCTTCTATTATGTCAGAGGGCAAAATGTGCTTGTGGCGCTCTACCAGTGCGTGCACCTCGTCAAAGGTGTTAAACACAACCTGCAAATGGTCATATGGGTCTACCACAATGTACTTGACATCTTGGAGTATTTCGGCGCGAGAGTGTTCTATAACGGCTTTTTCATACCTCTCGTCAAAAATGGCATCAAACTGTGCGTTCAGCAACGCTATTGTACCCTGCACATCCTGTAAATCGCCCTGCTTCTGTACCAATGGTTTCTCCAGTGCATTTATCCGTTCCTGCAAGTCGTGGGCCTTTTCTTCTAATGGTTTAGCCGTTTTCTCGACATAAACCCTGCTAATTTTTCCTTCAACCGAGAACTGTAGGAGATCATAAATCTTACTCTCAATTTCGCCCAGTTCTTCTTTCAGGGTTCCAACCTCATCATCATCTGTACGCAGTACGCTTTCCCTCAGCGTACCCTCAATGCGCTCTAGCAGCAAACTAGCGTTCAACAAGTTCATTGCCAGCAAAAAGCTGTAGTTGTCGCTTGTAAGCTCTTCATCCAGCATAGTCTCGCTTACATTTCGGTTCTGGCACAGCATCTTTCTGGTACCATGCTCATCATAGGCCATCTGCCGCTTTTTTACACAGGCATAATAGCGCTCTTTGCGACCATTGCATTGCTTTGTACTAGTGGCCCGGTATTGTGTGCCGCAGCAACCACAAAAAATCTTTCCCGCATAGTCCGTAGAACCATGGTTTACCCCTTTTTGGGTTTGGTGCTGCACCTTGCCTTCTCTAAGGGCCTGTGCCTTGAAAAACTCTTCCACGGTAACTATTGCTGGCATCCGTACTTCATCCTGGAACGAAACCCTGTCCTCCATAGGCCTTATTTTGGGTGAGTGCTTGTTGAACACCGTGCCAGTATCGTATTTCATCCGGGTAACCCACCCGCAATATTTTTCGTTCGCCAATAATGTTCGTATACTGCTCTCTGAAAACGGCGTGCCCCGCCTGTTTAGCACACCCTCCCGGGCTAAAAGGCCCGCTATGCGGTATGCACCCATCCCGCTATTATAAAGCTCAAACAGCCTTTTGACGATAGCAGCCTCTTCGGGTATAATCTCAAGGCGATTCTCCGGGCGAGGAAAGTACCTATACCCATAGATGTTCTCATGGCATAGTATACTACCGTGCTCTGCCCCGGCCCGAAGGCCAAAGGAGGTTTTACGGCTTTTGTCTTTACTCTCCTCTTGGTCCATAAGCTGAAGGAATCCCAAAGTGACGGCATCAGTTGGCCGTTCAGTTGACAAGCCGGCATCAATAATCATTTGGTCAAACTCGGGCCTACTCAGCTTGGTGCCGCTCTGCCCCGCATCGCCATAGACCCGAAATAGCTCGTATTGCTCATGCTCACCAAAGGTCTCGCTGAAGTATTGCAGTTGGTGCTCATAGGACACAAGCTGCTCCTTATCCTTAGTGCTGACCCTGCAATACGCACATACGCTGGTTTTATCCATTTAATACCCCACAATTCTTAGAAAGTCATCTTCATTATCTTCATCCCAAAGTATCCGTTCATCATCAATCCAAAAATAAAACAATGTAGGCTCACCGTCCCTATAAAGCCGATTGTGCCCAATGCGAACCGAGACGCTATGCCAATTGCTAGGTGACCCTCCCCAAAAATCTCCATAACAGTACCAAAATCCAACATCTACGCCAAAATCCGTTTTTTGCACATAATCTGAGAGAACTATTTCATCATCACTATATAGCTCTCTAAGCATATCTTCTATTGCTGGTTTGTAATTGCCTTGCAGTACATTGGCGTTGCTGCCGGTAGCGGGAGGTTTAGTGGTTGCTTCTGGCTTTGTAGTGGTGGTTGCGTGTGTGGTGCTAACAACACTTGAGACTGTAGCTTGTGGAGACGCCGTGCTATTTCTATAAATCGAGTTCATATTCGAAAATGCGGCGACACTGATTATCACACAATAAACCATTGCGCCGACATTCTTTCTGCCCGAAAAAGGTTTTTTTGCAAGCACCAAGAAAAACCCGACATAGGGCATAAAAATAATTGCAAGTATAATTAGAAACTTTGTAAACCCACTAGCATTGCTACCACCGTTTAACGTGCTCTCACGGCTATAGTAACTATCACCATGGGGCTTATTATTATGCTGGATATTGCTTTCGAGCGGCTTGCGTGGAGCCGGTGGCCGGTGATAGGGAATGCTTGTATCCGGGTGTGCAGCAAATTTTGCAACAAAGCCATCGGAAGATATATTCCTTGCTATACTAATAAAAGAATCATCAACATGCCATGAATCACAATATAGGCATTGCTTATAAATGGGTTTTCCATTTCGCCCGCTTTCTCGAATGTCCTTTTCCGTTATTTCTATTGGCGCACCACATTTATCACATGTAAGTCGAGTGCTAACCATTGTGTATCCCCCCTTCTTGTGTGAGCACCAATTGTCCATATGCTCATGTAATGCTTAATCACTCAACTTGCATTGGCCCACCGTCAGTCTTGCGGTTATTTACTCCAAACTCCACAAGATGGTCAAAGTTGAGTGGCTTGTTCCCTTCGGGTAGTTCACGTTGCTTTCTCAGCAACGCCAATTGCTCATGCGTGTTCTCGACAAGTTCCCCAAACCCGGCCAAGAGCAACCCGGAAAGCCATGCCAAGAAGGGGCCGATTATTAAAATGGCTACACCTAATAGGATATTTGCCTGAAGCAAACTGCCTATACCTAAAACTACAGGAATAATCATCAATAGCACGGCAATCACTGTGGCAAGTGTTTTTATCTTCTTCCCGGTATTCTTATACATAATATCCTCCCCAAAATATGTTTTGGCAACCCGACCAAACAACCGCGCCCTTACTGCACAGCACTCTTCCGCGCATTTATGGCTTTGTACAGTGTACCCGGTGCGATGCCACAGTGACTACATACCTCGGCCACGCTCAAAGTCCGTGCGTCATACAGCTTGAGAGCCTTGTCCAGGCTTTTACTGTCCACAGGCGGCCTTCCACCCTTCCTCCCCCGAGCGCGGGCCGCAGCAAGCCCCTCGGCCGTTCTCTGCACAGTCAAGTCCCGCTCAAACTGACACAAGGCTGACAGCACGGTTAATAATAGCTTGCCTGTTGGGGTGCTAATGTCAACGCTCTCCTTTAAGCTCACCAGCACAATGCCCCGCGCCTCAAACTCCTCCACCAGCGCCAGCAAGTCCTTGGACGAGCGTCCAAGCCTGGAGAGGCTCTCCACCACAACCATATCCCCCCGCCGCGACTTGTCTAGCAGTCTGCCCAGCTCCGGGCGGTCTTTTTTTGTTCCCGTCATCTTCTCCGTCAACAGCTCTTCTACACCATAGTTTTCGAGTGCATCAATTTGCCTGTCAAGGCTCTGTGCATCCGTGCTCACCCTAGCATAACCAAATACCACCAACCATGCCCCCTTTGCAATTTCTAGTATAGTAGCATTATATTACATCATTTGCCTTCTGTAAATACCTTGTTTGCACTTTATATATTACTTGCATATATGCATATATCAAACGTGCCTCTTTCCAGATAAAATTAAGTAAAAGGAGGTGCGTTTATGTTTGTTGTACGCAAGCCAGAGTCATCCAACAAAACCATCCGTATGCCCGATGACCTTGTAGAGCGGTTGGAGGAGCTGGCAACCCTGGAGAACGTGTCTTTCAACCAGCTTGTTGTGCAATGCTGCGAATATGCCATTGCCCATCTCAAGCGGGATGAATCACCCAAAATTACATGCGTAGACGATTTTCTAAAACGCAAGCGTCAAATCAAAACCTCGTTTGTTGAGTACTACACATCGCGCTCCAAAGCAAACAGCGCGTCGGCCTCGACCATTTTCACCGATGCCATATTTGCCTGTCAGCCGCGCAATGCTGACCTAAATGTTAATTTTTACAGCCTCCTGACAGAGGAGACCGACATGGAGGCATACTATAAGTCACTCATTGCATACTTCAAAAACTCAAACAAAAAAGCCCCCGCCACGATGGCAAAGAGCTATGTACATAGCTTTGAGGCATTCTTTGAGTACTTGAAGCAATCTGACTATATCTGAAAATGGGCGAAAATATTTAGGGTGTGTAATGCAAGGGATGTTCAAGCTGCCTTTGGCCCTCTCTCCGGGTATACCCCCCCTATGGTTTTGGTGTTGTGTTGGCGCTTTCCCTACTGGGTTCGCATCTACATCTGCGCCTGTTATCCATCCCATAGCTCCTGTATATCAGCCCTCTGCGGCTAACTGGCGCTACTGGCTTTAATGCCATTGCATTTAACGATAGTTTTATGTAAAAGGGAAAGGGTGCTTGCTTTCTCCGCAAACTAGCCGACTTTCCCTACATTTACTTATGCAATAAACTAAATGCAAATAATCACCGTTTATTGCAATATCAATCAAGCATTCACTCAGCTATGCAATACGGTACAGCTCGCCCCGGCTGCTGTACCGTATGTTCGCATTAGTCCTTTATTTCATCCTCGCCCACAAAGACAATGATACTCGCCCCCGGTGGCAGCTTGGCAAGTGCCTCTGGGTTGGGGGTTCCAAAAAACACAAAGCACCGCTGCTGTCTAAAAACCTTCTTCTCCATGCGTTTAACGCGCCGTAACAGTAGTTTACTCTGCATCTAAACTATCCTCCAACCGTTCAACCCGCGCCATAATGTCCCTGCTGTCTGCGTAGCGGGATGTGTAGTTAAAAATAAGCTCGGTAGCCCTTAACTTGGCGTTTGTGTTTGTGGTGGGGTCGTGCAGTATATCTACAACCTTCTGCACCGCAGCTTCCAAGCTGCTGGACAGCTTCGTCCATGCGGCATTGACTATCTTCGTCCGCATCTGCTGCAACGCCATTTGGAAGCCTTCATTCTCCAAATACTTATACCCAGTGCTTCGGTTAATACCGGCAGCGCGGGATGCTTGTGCCAAGTTATCCGTCTTAGCATATTCAACTAAAAAGATTGACTGCTTAACCGTCAGCCCGGGAATTTTATCGCCATCCATGCAGTTCACCTCCAAAAGGTTCTGTTGGTTTGTGCCGACTATCGTATCTTTACATGGCCAAAGTTTTTGCCCTGCTTGGCCGGGGTGCTACGAACAGGGCCAATCTCGCCGCTCTCTTGCGGTCTCTCGGCACTTGATGAAGTTCGTGGGGAAATACCCATCTCGTCATTGCGGGCGAGAGACGGGCTCTCTCGCGTTTCCTCCTGTATAGGGGTGGGGGCAATGGGTTCTGGCACTGTACAAGTGGTATGCGTTTGCCCCGGCTTCATGGCCTGTTTGCAATAGCAATTAACCCACTCTACCACAATAACAGGCTTTGGGTTGCTGACAAACCTGTCTTCCCATGCGCTAAACATTTGCATTTACCCCTGTAATCTCTGAAATGTCCGGGAAAGTTGGAGGGGTATAAATCGCATCAATACGCTTCACTTCATCGGCCTGAACCCGCTCCTGTGCCGCTCGTATCATAGCCTCACCAATAATAGCCGTTTGGGTGTAGTCAACAAGCTGTACGTTCACTTTGGCAAGCTCAGCGGCTTTGTCAGCATTAAAGCGCTTTTCGCTTGCTGTCTCTGCTTGCCTTGCGGCGACTGCATACAGGGGCTTGACAAAGGTGCCCACTTCGCCATCGTTAGCTAAAAACATTATCGCCCGAGCTCCTTTTTGCGTGTTAATGTACTCGGTTAATATGCGCTCGGCCAAAGCGGGTTGCTTGTGTGCTTCGTTAAGTAAGCGTGTCTTTATCAGGGTCTGCATAAACTGTAGGTCGGCATAGTCAGTGGGCGAATAATTGTGCTGGTAATAAATGCTGTTGACACGCTGCCGCTCGGCCTCAAGCACGTTTAGGTGCCGCTCACACTCGGCAAGGGCATCTTGGGCAATGCCCAAAAACTCCTTGTTAAGCTCTGACAGCCGTTGTGCAAGCCATTCTTGGGTAAAGCCTTTGTCTGCTTTCTCCTGCTCAAGTGTCGCTTTGGCTGCTTGGTAGACATTATCCTCGATGAGCTTTTTCAATGTGGGCCGCTGCTCCAGCTTTTTCAGGTGTGCCATAAAGGCGCTGTGGTTACTCATGGGTAGCATCTCCTTTTTTTGTGGTGTGTGTAATCGTAGCTGGTGGTGGTGTGGGCGCTTGGCTGGTCAGCTGTGAAGCAAACTGCTGTCGTTTTTTCCGCTGTCGGTATTGGGACATGTACAATCGCTTGTGAGCCAGTTTCAGTTCATCGGGTATCTTTGCGGGTGCCATGGGGTTGCCTCCTCACTGTAACTAAATTATTGTTTGGTCATATCATCAAGGGTAACTTGGCATAGTGGTTACATACTGTTATAATGGCATATAGTTATTATTACATAACAGTGTATGGCAAGGGCAAAAGTGGCCTTTATCCCTTGCGCTCTCTGGCGTTTAAGGCTGCGGGGCCAAACAAAAAACGTACACTTTTGCGCTTAGACCCTGTATAAGTGGCTGGCTTGACGGGGCAAGTAATCGTTAAAAAATGTGTCCGTATGGCTTTGGGTTTTCATGTGTAGCTTGCCAAAGGTAATGTCTTTATTCCTTTTTTTCAGGTACTTTCGAATGCCTTCGGCACAGCTGCTTGCGCCTAAGCCTCTCATCGCAATATGGATGTGTGGCTCACAGTACAGTTCGGGTGTATCAGTGTGTATCTCTCCAGTTTTTGGGTCAGTTGCATAAAACCGTTTCCGCCCACCTTGGTTTTTGGGCCTGTCGTAAATCACGCCGCTAGACACATCTGCATCCGTTTCGGACACAGCTATGATAAAATCAACATCAGGGTATTTCTCTTTCAGCCTATAACAAGCTGCCCTAATTCGCAGGGCTACTTCGATAGCTTCATCCAGTGTGCTAAACTTCCATGGGTAAAGTACTTGGTAAGCGGTATTGACCTTTTCCACGCCACTGGCCTCGCTTTCGTTATCGTGTTTACACATCTCCGCATTGTGTCAACTCTCTATGCCTGTAATATAATTGTACACGGAGAAAACAGCCTCGTACAGCCTCTTTACAGCTGCTCAACTATTTTCTACACATTCGCAAAAAACCCTAAAGGGATTTATTTTGCCTGTTTTGTGCAATCTAACCAACACAAAAAAGCAAGCCAGCATAAGCTTATGACTTGCCTAGTAAATATTGTATTGCAACTACACATAACCTTGACCGCTTTTCCCGCAATCGCTATGACTCGGCCATGTATAAATCCAAGCTGAAAAAGCACAATGTCCGGGTGGTCTCGGCCACCGAGAACATCAGTGATGATCCTGAGGGCATTATCCTGGAGGGAATGCTGGAATCCCTGTCCGAGTATTACAGCGCCAACCTCTCTAAGCATGTCAAGCGCGGTATGCGGGAAAGTGCCATGAACGGTACTTCAACCGGGGGTACACCGCCCATCGGCTTCAAGTATGCCGACAGGCGGCTCGTTGTCGATGATGATAAGGCTCCCATAATCCGATATGCCTTTGAGCAGTATGCTGCCGGTGTGCCCAAGAAAGAAATTATCGCCGAGCTCGACCGCAAAGGCATCCGGAATCGTTTCGGCCGCCCTCTCAGTATGACCAGCTTCCAACACGCGCTAAAGAACCGAAAGTACATCGGCATTAACATCTATGATGGCATAGAGGTTGCCGGTGGATGCCCTCGCATCATTGATGACGATACTTTTCAGCGGGTGCAAGAGCGCCTTTCCGCAGTCAGCAGAGCCCCGGCAGAGAATAAAGCCAAGGTTGAGTATTATCTGCGTGGCAAAGCCTTTTGCGGCTACTGTGGCTCCCGGATGGTAGGGGAAAGCGGCCGCAGCAAGGGTGGCCACGTTCATCACTACTACGCTTGTGCCAAAAAGAAAAAAGAACACACCTGCAAGAAAAAGAATGAGCGCAAGGATTTCATCGAGTGGTATGTAGTTGAGCAGACCTGTCTTTACGTGCTTGACCCGGCCCGCCTGGAGATCATTGCTGAAGCAGTGGTGGCCAGCTACCAAAAGGAGTTTGACAGCGGGAAACTGACCGAGTATGAGCGCCGTGTGGCTAAGCTCGACCGGGAGGCCAACACCTGCGTTGATACACTTTTGGCAACAGAAAATGCAGCCATCAAAAAGCGGCTGCAACAAAAGCTCGAAGATATTGAGTTGCAAAAGGTCGACGTGGAGATTGATATCTCTAAACTGCGCATTGCTATGGGCATTCAATACACCCAAGCGCAAGTGGTCGCGTGGCTGCGCTCCTTTTGCTCGGGCGACCTGATGGACGAGAGCTTCCGGCGCCGGATTATAGATGTGTTCATCAACTCCATTTACCTTTACGACGACAAGGTGGTCATCTTCTGCAATCTGCGCGACGGCAAGCAAACCAGCTTCATAGACCGGATGGATGCCTTGGATGAGCTGGCCGAAGATGGCCCCGACAGCGGCCCTGCAGGCGATGCCACTGTTCGGATTTCAAACGACACGGCGTGCCAGGCTTGCGCCTTCGAGAGGAATCTTTGATTCCTCTCGATTTTTTTATTGTGTATGTCCCTCACGGCGCGTCTTCGCCGCCTTCGGCGGCTCGCTCGGATGGCTTCGCCATCCTCGGCCC